CCACCCCACATTTCCTCAAGTTCAGGGTCTTCATCACCCATTTCCTCGTCCATAACTATTTCATAAACAATTTGGTCTTCTTCTTCCATATGGTCAGCATAACCTCCCATATCTTCACCATCTTCTTCATAAAGTTCAGGGTCTTCATCACCTTCTTGTTCAAAAAGGCCTTCTTCTTCGTAATCCACGTATTCTTCTTCGTCTCCGTCTTCACCTTCGTCTTCGTAGTCGTTAAACACTTTTGATACGATTTCTTCGATGCTGGCATCACTCATGCCCATATCATCCATTTCAGACCATTCGCCCTCTAACATATCATCTTCTTCACCTTCACCAACAATCATATATTCATCTTCTTCATCTTTAAGGTTAATGTTTCCTGCTTCATCTTTTGTAACAACAATGTTATCATCAGGTCCCATTAAACGAAAAACTCTTAAGATTTCATCTTCATCGTCAACGTCAGTTAAATCGATAGTTTCTTCGTCGTCGTCTTCCATGTCATCCATGTCATCCATGTCTTCCATGTCTGCCATATCATCGTTATCTGTCTCCTCTTCGTCACCCATTTCAGGTTCTTCCATTTCGACATCTGTGTCAACCTCTACTTCGTCATCATCTTGTTCAGACAGAGATTCTTTTACTAGCTCTTTGATTTCTTCCTTCATTGTTGAAGCAAGTATTCCTTTTGCATTTTCAGCAACCGCTTCTTCCAAATTTTTCATTTGGATGATTGCTTCCTCTACTAAAGATTTTTCTTTTGCCATTTTTTCTTTTTATTTTTAATATATAAATATCACCCATTATCAAAAAAGTTTTATTTTTACTCATTCGATAATAGGTTTTTTATTTATTAATAAATACTTACATTTTTGTAAAAAATAAAAAAGGGGACATATAGTCCCCCTTTTCAATTATTGAATGTATAAAAATTTATTCTATCACCTCATCGATTTTACTTTCAACAATTGCAGTTATTCTCCAATCCTGAGTGTAGTTTTCGTAAACTTTAGTTACTTTAGCCTCTACATCAGTAGGATTATAACCCCTAACTAATTTTTCTTCTCTTAATTTTTTAACTTTACCCGAATTTTCATCAATCATATCGGTTGTTACTTTTGCTACAAAATATTTTTCGTCCATAATTTAAATTTTATTTACCCAAATAATCGGATAATCTTTTCATTAAGTCAATAGATTTGTCAGATGTTACACCACCTGTTTGTCTTTGCATTTTCATTTTATTTTCTTCATCAATATTTTCTTCAAAGTTAAATCTTTCTTCAGGTTGACTAAATAAATAAGCCCCTGGTGTTGATGGTGAAGACACTAAGTCAAAACAAATTAATTCAAAATCATCTTGTACTTCATTTTGTTCACCAACTTTTTTAAGTGAACCAACACCTCTAGACGATATACCTAATGTAACACCTTGTCTTAAATAGTTTGCCGCCATGTCCCCTTTAGTTGATACAATTCCCCTTTCATGAAAACCTGGTGAAGTTAATAATTTTAATTTACCCATTAATACAGGTCCATCCCACCATATTTCGGTTATTATGTGTGAAACTCTGTCAAGGTCAATTAATGATGATTCAGGGTGATTTAACTCAGACAATGAAGTTCCTTTTTGAATCATCTTTTTATAATTGTCAGCCTCTCTTTTTAATATACGCTCAGGATATATTCTTCCGTTTCTATTTGGGGTGTTATATTTTTGTAGTACCGCGTAGAACTCAAATGGTTTTGAGTGGTCTAACATGTCTTTAGACTCTTTAATTATCTTGGCATTGTGTTCATCCGTTGGTGAAATATATCCAGCATCATATTCTACTAAAATACCTTTTCCTGATTCATAGGGTTTTAAAATTTTCAAATCCATCTCAAATGTTTTTTAAATAAATATCAAACATTTTCTAATTGTGGGACATCTAACTCTGTTTTACTTTTTTTTGTTAAGTAAAATCTAAAATATTCGTTATTATAAAAAACTTCATTAAAAATATTGTTTGATATTTTTTTAATACTGTCACGAATATCTTTAGATTTAAAATCTTTATTATCCTCAATTAAATAAAAGTTAACTTCTAAGTTCATAAATGATTTTTTTCCTAATGATATTCCACTTGACCTAAGGTCTAAATCAACGATAAACTTTTCTTCAAATAACTTTCTATCTACGGATTCATACACCGCATGTTTTATGGCTCTGCTCATATTGAGAACTGTCCGTGTCCAATTTTCACACTCATAAATTGGTTCAACCCACGTTTGAATATTCAAATAAATGGATTTTAGTTTAACTGAATCTACTGTACCGTACACAACTTTTGCGCAATTCAGTCCTTGGATTTTTGAGGTTTTCCCCTTTTTCATTAAAATTCATAATTTCTAAGTTTATTATTTATAGAATAATAGGTATATTTACTATTATAGTCAAAAAAATAAAACTAACCAAAAACATATATGATAATTGTAAAAGTAGAAGGAAAAATGAGTCTTGAAAAAGCTTTGAAAGTATACAAAAGCAAAGTTATTAAAACAAGACAGAGCTCGGAATTAAATAAAAGAAAAGAGTTTGTTAAAAAATCTGTATTAAGAAGACAACAGATTATGAAGGCCAAATACGTTCAGAAAAAATTTAAATCAAATAATGATTAGATATTTTCATTTAAACTCTTAAGTTTAAAATAACTTAACTTATCATATTTTTCAGAAATTACTTTTTCTAAAGTTTCATCAATTTTAGTTTTGGTATTTCTATCAACAGAATCTAATTTTAAAGTTTTTAACTTGTTAACAACACTTTCTTTTAAAGAATCAAAATCTTCTTTATATTTACTATCGTCTTCAGATAAAACTTTAAGTAGTTCTTTTTTATCTGATTCATTTAAAGAATCAATATAATTAGTAATTGTTTTATTTGCTAAATTAACCATAGAACTAATTGGAATTAAAGGTGTGTCTGACTTAGTTACAGGTTTTTTCTTTAATGTTTCCGCAATCATTCGTCTACCCTCTAATCTAGATTCTATCATTAGAACGTTAGTTGAAAACAAATCATCGATATTTTTATATTGATTCTCAACTACTACCCCACCAATCCAATTTTTAATATTATTAATTTCAGATGGATTGATTTTATTAATTGAATTTTCATAAATTGTAATACATTCGTTAATATAATCTGAAACTAACGCACTATCCATACCCTTATTAGATGATAAATCATCATATAAATAAAATATTTTAGATATGTTTTTATTCTCTAAAATATATTTTTTAAAGTTCTTCAATTCGGTTTTGAAAGTACCTTTTTTATATGATTCTAGTAAAGTATTTTCAATTCTTGATTTTAATATTCCAAAATTTGTCATTGTAGTTTTTTATTATAAATATCAACCATTTAATAGTTTATCCAATTGACTTTCAATTTCACCTAACGAATTACTTCCTTTCGATAAATCAATATAATCGTCATGTTCGATTAAACCTTCATTTTCTAATAAAATATTCATGGTTTCTTTATTTATTGATTCAGGTGTAATTTCACCCCCACCTTCAGTTGGTGGTGGTGGAGGAGGAGCCCCTAAATCGGAGCCTAAATCACCCCCCGTATCACCGCCTGGAGGAGGTGGTGGCACCGACCCCGCATTTGCGGTATCACCTGTTTTAGTACCATAAAGTTTATCAATGTTATCAAATACTCCTGTATGTGAAATAATAGTCGCGGTATTTGTTAATTCAGCACCAACAGCCTTTTCAATACGTTGTTGTTGTAAATCTAGTTTAATTTCTTCATCAGAAAAACCTAAAACATGTTTTTTAGCCCACGTAACTGAAACAGGTGCGATACCCTCAATTGCCGTCACAGCATCTTTGTACAACAATACTTTTTCTTTCCAAACTTCAATTTTTAATAGGTCTGCCTGTGTTGATGGATTTGTTAACGCTAATGTAAAGTTTGATAACTCGTCTTCAAAACCTAATAAAAATAAATGAATAATTGCAATTTTGTTTAATTCAGCAATCATAGATTTTTGAATTCTATTAATTGTTCTTGCAAAACGTATATCCATTAATGATAAATTTTTACCATCACCAACAACTTCCTCAAATCCTAAGAATGCTTTAGGAACACGAAGTGCTGTTAATAATTTCTTTTGGATATATTCAATATCGGCAATCTCTGATAGATTCTGAGCACCAGGTAAAGTGTCAATTGGGCTTGGTGCCGCAGGGTCTCTAACAGGGATAAAATAATCTTGGTCAACCGCCATTTGATTAAAACGTAAATCTACATTACCTGATTTAGAATCAACCACTTGGTCTCTTTTAAATTTATTAGCAACACGTTGTACATATGGTTCGACATCTTTGTCGTCCATGTTTCCAACAAACACTTTGAAAACCCTTCTTTCAGGTGCTCTTGATGTTCTATAAATTAACATCGCGTCCTCTGATAATAAAAGTTGCTTCCAAATACGTCTAGCTTTTTCTAACATCGATGTTCCGTATGGAAGTTTTCTATCATCACCTAATAATCTAAAATGCGCTATTTCCCAAGAATTAAATTCCATGTCTTTAGCTTTCCATGTAAATCTAAGACCTTTATGTTCATCAGGTTCGTCAATTCTTGCCGATTTAGCGGTCATACCTCTTTCAAACCTTTCAATTTCAATATTTGGTAATTGCATACACCCAACAACACCTTTATCAGAATCTAATTTTAGATATACAAAGTTATCACCATATTTACAAGTGTTTCTTGTCCACATGGGTAAGTTTGTGTTAACATCTAAAACATTGTTAAATAAATCAACAAGGATTGATTTAATTCTTTTTGATTCAGAATAAATCTGTAACATGTAACCATTTTGGTCGACAGTTGTTGATTCTTCACCGTAAATATCTAACGCTGCTGATATTTCAGGGGTATATTCCATGGACTCATAATCATAAAATGA